GATTGCAAGCATCTAATGCTTTTTGTATGTCTTGTTCATACCAATCTCTTATTAAACTTTCATCTAGTTTACTGTCTACAGGATATAATTCTTTCTCTTTAGATGTTAACAAGTGCCCTATACCACCAGTAGGTTTTCCTAAAGTATCTAGATATACTACATCTTTATATCCTTCTCTTAATTTAATATGCTCAAATAATTTTTCTTTAAAAGAATCCATTATGCGTCCTCTATCATTTGCATTATTCTTAATACATCAGGGTCATAGTTTTGCATAAACTCAGGACCTTTAAAAGCATTCATATACATCTCTTCTATCTCTGCTATTAAAGATTCTTGGTTTAAAATGCCTGCCATTTCCCCCTTGTATCCTTCTACTTTTTCTTTATAACTTCTAGTATCTGTTGCTTCTTGTATAATACCGCTTGCATTTAAAGCTGAAGTAGCACCCAGTATACCACCAGTTAGGTCGTCAAATGTTGCAGCAATTCCAGTTTTATAAGCTTCTCTTTCTTGCCTATCAACTTCAGCTGCTAAATTACCAGCTCTAAAACCTGCCATAATATTATCTGCTTCTGTAGCCATTGTTGTCTCCTATTGTGCTCTGCAAGTAACACTAAAGTCTTCATTGGTTGCACTTCCGTGCGTAAAATTAATGTCTTCTGTTGTGTTATTGCTAAATTGTTTTAATTGAAAATATTTAAATCTTAAATAATATGTGCTCGCATTACCTACTGTTTTACTTGTTGCAAATCCAGTAGCATTACCACCATTACCACTAGTACCTGGGTCTTGGTCTGTAGCTACAGCTACTTTTAAATCACCGTTACTAGGTTGCGGACATGTTATAGTTGTATTGTTACTATTGCTACCATTGTTTAATGTTATTTGCAACGCTGCTGACGTAGCAGTATCACCAAAAACAAATGTATCTGTTAATAATGTTATATCATTTGGTATATTAGCCCATTGTGTTCCTGCTTGCATAGTGCTTTCTGTATCTTCGTTAGAATAATCACCGTTAAAATCATCATTAATACCTCTAACTTTAAAAGTATAAGGTGTATTAGCTGTTAATCCAGTAACATTATAATTAGTTACAGTATTTATATCTGTTAAACTACCTTTAGAAGTTGGATTTATAGTAGCGTGTAAACTATATGAACCGCTTCCTTGCTTTTTATATACTTGATATTGTTTAGTTGTTTTTGTATCGCCAGTAATTTGCAATGCTATAACACTACTACTACTTGCAGTTGCAGTTATAGATGGTGGTTCTGGTTTTCTATTCATAACATTAGATAATACTCCAGTAGAACTTACTTGAAATACTTTATCTAAAGTACTTCCATCAAATACAAAAAAGTTTACAGCCCCTGCATTTCCAAACGTACCATCAAACGGAGTAATTCCATTAGCATCATCATATAATATATCGCCATTATTAAAACTAGAAGTATTTAAATATTTTGTAAATTGATTTACAGCACCATTAAAATTAGATGGCTCTTCTAATTCTGCAGCTTCTACCAACTTATTGCTAGACCAACCTTCATTAGAACCACTTTGAGGATCTAAATATTTTATTGCATATGTAGTATATAAACTATTTGTAATTATATCTTCGTCTTGATATTCTGGTACTGATGTATTACTAGCATAAAATCTATATGTATATGTCGATGCAGCACTAGTTGTATTGTCTGTATATTCTCCACTATCACTATAGTTTTCACTGTCTATTATATCTGTAGTTGTTCCGCTTAAAGGTTTAGAACCATCAGCTCTTTTAATATTCCAACTATCAGCACCAGTAACTGTCCAAGTTAATTTAACATTTTTATTACCTACTAATTCTAAATTAAAAGTTATAGTAGGTCCTAAGCCTGCCTCTGAATCTGTAGCAGTAGTATTTCCAGAAACAGATACAGTACTATCTTGTGTTAAAACATCAGATAAATCTATGTTTAACCATTTTAATTTATCTTTAATTAATAATTTTTTACTACCAGCGTAGTTTAATATTTTCATATCTCCTTCTGAACCTTCTCCATTGTTTGGTATAACATTAGATTCTTCACTAGGAGTTTGATATTGTTGCTGTGAAACTGTAGACTTGTCATCATCATCCATTAATTTTCTTAATAAATATAAGGATTTATACTTCATCTTCTAACCTTATCTCTATATACAACTTGTATATCATTAATTACAAAACCACTATTAATTTCTCCATCTCCATAACTTTTAAATTGCAATGCAAATGATTTAATATTTTTTAAACTGCTTGATGTAACAGGTATTTTTTGTGTTGCAAAATCAGATGCAATACCTAAAGAACCTAATTCTATTGCAGTACCATCTACATCTGGAACACCAAACACTTTTACTTTACTAGAAGAAGGTTGTTTATAATTTACATATACAGTGCATATATTTTTATTAACATCTGGAGTTCCCATATCATAATCTTTTGTTTGTAATATTACATCGTTTGCTGTTGTTACTAAATTTTGAGAAGCATCACGCCATTTTTTTAGTGTCTGTGGATAATTAGTTGTTGTTGCTTGATATAAATAAACCATTTCTCCGTCTTTGTTTGTAATAATATTAGATATTTTTTTATCATCAAAACCAGTAACGTTGTCATTGAAACTAAATGATTGTGATTTAATATCAAATTGTAATACAGATTGATTATTGCTATTAAATAAAAATAATGTTTTTTTATCTGGCTCATAACCCAAGACTGCATTGTCGTGATAGTATTGTCCTCTCCAGTTAGCTAATCTAGGTTGACCATCTTCGTTTAATGTAAGATCAATTAGTTTATTATTAGCATACATAAACATACCAATCTTATTAAACCAAGCTACAAACCCTTCTCCTTTAACTATATGATAATCTTTTTCTGCTCCTTTATATTCGTAAGAACTTTCTAAAAATTCTATATCTCTTGATACATTAATAACATATAAAGTATTTTTTTTGTATTGTAATAATTTAGTTCCTAAACTTTCTAGTGCTATAATTTCATCACCATCATTAATTTCTACATCTATAAATGCATCTTCTTGAAATGTATCAAATTGATTTACTCTAGATTTATACACAGTATCAGACTTAACTACCTTATTATTGTTCTCATATATAGCTACATTGCCTATATAAGCCCTTCTATTAGCCACTGTGGACGTTTTGTAGCCTGAGCCTAGTCTACCTACTACTGTAGGTTTAAAGTTTAAATATGGCTCTTTTTGAGATAGTTGCGATATGCGTTCTCCATACACCAATGAATGTCCTGTATTGCCTGCAGGAAAAATAAAGTATGCATTATCTGGCTTATTAGCATCAGTACTACCAGCTAAATGTCCAAATGAATTATATATATCTGCTCCTGCAAATCTTACACCTTTAGTAAAATCAAGCTCAAAAAATAAATACTTTTGTCCAAAGTTTTCTCTTCTTGATGTAGTTCCTTCACTCTTAGACCAATATACTTTTATACCAGTTTGTCTTGGTTTCTTTGGCATCCTTCCCATAATCATTAAATATAAAGCTCTATTGTATGTACCTGAAGTCCAAGAAGGTTGTAATATATCCCCTAAATATATTGGATAAGATTCTTGAGAGTCGTATACGTTAGATGCAAATAAACTATATTTAATACCAGATTGAGAAGAATACACTGGTGTATAATTCTTTGTAGTATCTTGTTGATTTGCAGCAGTAGTGCTATTATTAAACCAACAAAACATTCCAAAACCACCATAACCTTCTGTAAAATTAGCAGCACCATCTAAATAATCATCTAACAATGCATGAGTATTATATGTTGCAGTAATTCGTGAGTCAGTTGTATTAGCTAATGCAAATGAAGGGTTTAATACTATTTCTGATTGTGCTATTGTTATCTTAGAAGTGTCTGTAAAAAACTCTGCATCATAGGCTAATAAATCTGTAGTATTTATAGGTGCAGGATAAGAGTCTGCTGCAAAAAAAGAATTGTAAGTTTTAGCAACTTGATCTACAGTATCACTTACTCCGTCTCCAGCAGAAGCACCTGTTGAACCTAGGTTGTATGTGCCATCTACGTATCCATACCATTTAGGAGTATTATTATTTTTTGTATGGTCAGTTGCAGATATTCTTACTTGTCCATCTATAACATAAGAATCTATAGGGCTATCATCAGTTCCATACGTAACTTGACTTAACATTTCTGCATTATCAGTTCCATCATAAAAATCTACAGTGCTATTAGGATAGTCATTTATTAAATACAACTCTGTTTCATCTAAGTTTGTAGTAGGATTATTGTCTCCAGGGTCTCTATCTAATGTTATATATGATAATCCATTACCATAAATAAAATTATTAGCACCTCCTGTATTTTCACTATATGCTTCTCCAGCAACAACATCACCATATGTTCTTAAACGACCTGGTATTTCATTGTCTAATCCATTAATAACTGTAAATTCATTAGGTTCTAAATCACGTGCGTTAGTATTGTTGTTTAATCCTTTGCTATAATTAGCTATGTTAATTATTTTTTTAGGCATTAAACTTTTTTCCTAAGTTTGTTACAAAAGACAGAACCTCTTGTAATGTCATTCATAGTTACAGCTTTAACTTTTTTCTTAGAATTAGTTTTTAAATTATATTTTCTTCTACTATCACTAATAGAAGTACCATTAAATTCCTGTCCTTTACCTGTCTGGGTATTAAACGTTCCCATCTATTATCTCTCCCCATAAAGATGTTTTACCATTTATAATTTGTATAATGTGTACT